TTAAAGACGGTTGCTTATAACACGTATCAGGAGTATAAGCCTGATATGGTCTTGATTGAGTCTCAGGCGAGTGGTACGCCACTGACGCAGGAGCTTAGGATGATGGGGATACCTGTTGTTAATTATCGTCCCAGCCGAGGCAATGACAAGATGACCAGGGTGCATTCTGCGAGTCCGGTGTTTGAATCTGGACTTGTGTGGGCTCCTGACTTTATGTTTGCGGATGAGGTCATTGAGGAGTGTGCGTCTTTCCCTTTCGGAGAGCACGATGATTATGTAGACTCTATGACGCAAGCTATACTAAGATTCAGGCAGGGTAACTTCATATCGCTTCATTCTGACGAGGTTGAAGAGGAAGCTTCCCGCAAACGAATTTCATATTACTAATTAAAGGACCATGGCCATGGTAGCAAAAAGAGCAGCAAAAGAAGCAGCAAAAGAAGGATTAGATGTCGCAGACAGCGCATTAAAAGGTTTCCTTGGTAGAGCAAAAGATGCTATCAAGAATGGAGCCAAAAAAACGGTGGTAGAGCCCATTGTTGCTGCCGTACAAGCTGGCACAAGAACGGTTAAAGCCGCAGACAAAAAATTAATTGATATCGTTACTCGCCAGCAAAGAACCGGCAGAGGTCAGGCTGTAATAAGAGGTAGAACAGGCCCGGACGGAAAGAAACTTGGTGACAAGTTTCAAAGTACAAGAGACATTGCAACTAGAAGAGGTGTTGCCAGAGCGGGTGTTTATGGTGGTGGAGCAACTGGCGTGGCGGTAGCTGGGGATAAAGTTTCTAAAAAAAGACAACAGGCTGCAGAAGCAAGAGAAGCGGCTCAAGAAACATCAGACGATCAGATTGATGGCTTAACAGCGGCGTTGAAGAAAAAAGAAGCCGAAAAGAGGAAGAAGGCTAGGTTGGAAAAAAATAAAGCAGATCAGGCTAAAGTCAACGCCACCAACCCTGGTAAAAAGAAAAAAGGAAAACTGTTTCCCAAGGTCCGTCCTTTTGGTGGCGTAATTGCCAGAGCCCTGCTGGGTGATGACGAAAAGTTTGGTGGTGAGCGAGGAATGATTGACTTCATTCGCACCAAGAAGAAGAAGAAGCCCGTTAAGAAAAACATGGGCGGCATGATGAAGAAGAAAGGTTATATGAATGGCGGCATGGCGACTAAAACTTCTGCTCGAGGCAAGCCTAAAGGATGTGGCGCAGCAACTGGTGGCTATGGCAAGGCAATGCGCTAAGGGGATAACTACATATGGCCATTGAGCGCGGCGTTGATGATATAGATATTGCTGACTTACAGATTGAAAACAATTCAAAAGAGATTGAAATAAATCTCGACTCTGATTTTGATGATATTGGCGGCATAGACGATATCTTTGGCGATATGGACGACGATCAGAACGAAATCCTTGCAGATGGCACCATGCTGGTGGGCGTTCCGCCTGAACCTATGATGGATCAGGGCGGGGATTTCTTTGAAAATCTTGCAGAAGTTATTGATGATGGTGATCTTGGCCGCATTTATTCTGATTGCATTGCTGATTTTCAAGATGACAAGTCTTCTCGTAAAGAATGGGAAGAACAGTACCGTGAAGGGCTTGAATTCCTTGGCATGAAGTTTGAGGAAAGGACAGAGCCCTTTAATGGCGCGTCAGGCATTATTCATCCGCTATTGGCAGAGTCTGTCACCCAGTTTCAGGCACAAGCCTACAAAGAACTCTTACCTTCCGGCGGTCCTGTCAAGACGCAGGTAGTGGGCATGATGAGTCCTAACCTGGATCTTCAGGCAGCAAGAGTTCAGGAGTTCATGAATTACCAGATCACTCAGGTAATGAAAGAATATGATCCTGAAACAGACCAATTGCTTTTCTATCTTCCCTTGTCGGGCAGTGCTTTTAGAAAGGTGCATTTCGATCAGGCGCTGGATCGCCCGGTATCAAGATTTATTCCTTCTGAAAAGCTGGTTGTACCTTATGGTGCTTCTAGTTTGGAGAGCGCCACAAGAATTACTCACATCATTGATATGTCGCACAATGATGTTAAAAAATTACAGCAATCAGGTTTTTATAAAAAATCAGACATAAATTACAGCTCAAATCCTTCGTACAGTGATGATGGAGTCAATGAGGAAATTGATGAGCTTCAAGGCGTTAAGCCTTCTGGTGGCTCAGGGTCTGATGAGTGCGAAATACTTGAGATGCATATTGATCTGGATCTTCCAGGCTTTGAAGATCTTGATGAGGAAGGTGAAGAAACTGGCATTAAGCTGCCGTATATCCTTACCTTGCTGCCCAAACAGTCTACAGTTTTATCTATTCGCAGAAACTACACTCAAGAAGATGTTTTACGAAAAAGAATAGATTACTTTGTTCATTACAAGTTTCTGCCTGGATTAGGTTTCTACGGCTTTGGCTTGACGCATATGATTGGTGGTTTATCGAGAGGTGCTACCTCGATACTCAGGCAACTGATTGATGCAGGTACATTAGCCAACCTGCCTGGTGGATTTAAAGCCAGAGGCATTAGGATCAGAGATGATGATGTGCCTATTCAGCCAGGTGAGTTTAGGGATATGGACGCACCCGGCGGGTCTTTACGGGATGCGTTAATGCCGCTGCCGTTTAAAGAGCCCAGCGCCACGATGGTAACGCTGTTGGGTATGTTGGTTGATGCGGGTAGGCGATTTGCATCAATTGGAGATATGCAGGTTGGTGATGGCAATGCAGAAGCGCCTGTAGGCACGACTGTTGCGTTACTTGAGCGCGGTAGTCGCGTAATGAGTGCAATCCACAAGCGATTGCATTACTCGCAGCGAATAGAATTCAACCTGTTAGCAGGATTATTCAGGGATTATCTGCCACCGCAGTATCCGTATATGACTGCCAATGGTGATCAAAGCGTTAAGCAGTCTGACTTTGATGATCGCATTGATGTTGTCCCGGTCAGCGACCCCAACATTTTCTCTATGAGTCAGCGCGTTATGATGGCTCAGGAAATGTTAAGGATGGTACAATCAAATCCTGAAATTCATGGTCCGGTGGGGATATACAATGCGTATAAGCGTATGTATGAAGCAATGGGTGTGCAGCAGGTCGATCAGATTCTGCCACCACCACCACCCCCGCCGCAGCCACAACCTATTGCAGCGGCTATAGAGAATGCGGGATTTGCAGCCATACAGCCTGCAACGCCTTTCCCGGATCAGGATCATCAAGCGCATATTGCAATACATATGGCGTTCTACAATTCCGTTATTTGCCAAACAAATCCGCAGATTCAGGGTATGGTGCAAGCGCATGTCTATGCTCACATTGACATGATAGCCAGACAGCAGGCACAGCAAGACCCTGAGATCATGCAGATGCAACAACAGATGCAACAGATGCAACCACCTATGCAGGGAATGCCTCCTCAAGGAATGCCTCCGCAGGGTATGGCTCCTCCTCAGGGAATGCCTCCGGGAGCGCCCCCACAACAGAATCCGATGATGCAGCAAATGAACTCAATGCTTGAAGCAAAGGTTGCTCAGATTACTGCACAGCTAGTGTCTCAGATTGCCCCTGCATTTGAGGCCAAACAGGATGAAGATCCTTTGATAGATCTAAGGCGAGAAGAGTTGGGTATTAAGTCTGCAGATGTTCAGCGTAAGACAGAAGAAGCTGACAAGAGATTTGGGTTAGATAAAGATCGTATAGATACCCAGAAAGAGTTGGCCGAAGAAAGAATAGATACTCAGATTGATATTGCAGAAATGAAAGATCAAATTGCGCAGGATAGGTTGGATTTGCAAGAAAAAGTGCAAATGGGTAACCTTGCGGAAAAGATGACCAAAAACATGAACGACACTTTTCGGAGATAGGTAATGGCTAACAAGGTAGAGAAAGACGGATTTACAATCAAAGGCCAAGGTAAGGTTAGCTACGGAAAAACAAAGATTGAAAAGACAGATGCTTCTTCTAAGCCAGGCATGGGCAAAGGTAAATCCCGTGGTGGTGGCGCAGCCCTTCGTGGCACCAAGTTTGAAGGGATATACTAATAATTCATAATCATTAGTAGAATCTATTTAATGGCAAAAGACGCAAGATTAAAAAGAATTGGTGTTAGTGGCTACAATAAGCCTAAAAGAACACCTAATCATCCGACTAAAAGTCACGTTGTTGTGGCTAAGTGCGAGGATGGTAGTGTAAAAACTATTCGTTTTGGTCAACAGGGTGTTAGCGGCGCAGGGAAAAAGCCTCAATCTGCTAAAGACAAAGCTAGAAGAAAGTCTTTTAAGGCTAGACATGCTAAGAATATTGCAAAGGGCAAGTGTTCTGCGGCTTATTGGTCTAATAGGGTTAAATGGTAGGGTTTTAAATGGCTGCAGGAATGAAGCATTACAAGCGTGACGGTACTTTATACAAAGGCAATACGCATAAAATGGGTAATGGTAGTTTGCATTCTGGAAAAACACATGGAAAAAAGTCAGTAAAGCTGTACCATTTTAAGGATCTTTCAAAAACATCTCAAAAAAAAGCCAAAAAATAAATAAAGCCTAGGCGCACCAAACGAGCCAAGATAAGGAGGCATTATGCCAAGAGTAGGAAATCAACACTTTCCGTATACAGAAGCGGGTTATGCCGCCGCTGCTAGGGCTAAAAAAGCCAGGGGATATCAAACTGGCGGCTCAGTTATGCCTTATGGCAAATCATCTCCGATTAGCATCTCTAGTGGAGGTGGGATTAATCCCAACAACATGTTCACAGACCCAAATCATCCTCTCTATGGTAGGTTCAAGGGCGACACAGCGGAATCCTTCAGGGATCAGTTAGAAAAGATCATGAAGAATAGACCGACAGCTCCTCGACCCCCTAGACAAGAGGGCGTAGACAGATACCTGCCTGAGGATCCGCGCCAAAGAAATTTCCCACCATACATCCCTGGACAAGGGGGCGATTATTACCCCCAGCCTTTGCCTCCTCGCTCTTATGGCGATGACATGAGAAACATTCCTTTCATCCCTGGTGGTGGAGATGCCACTGGGCAGAACCCTCCTCGCTCTTATGGCGATGACATGAGAAACATTCCTTTCACCCAGGATTATAATGATTATTGGGGCAATGAAGGACCAAGGAATATAGAGGATAAAGATGAATTTAACCGTCTCCTGGATGTTCTCAAAAACGGCAACGGTGCAACATCCGTGGCACTACCACCCGTTAAGCCAATGTACAACACCACACCTGAAGCAACTAAAGACGAAGGTGAAACCTTTAATAGAGAAGTGACCAACAGTTGTTTTGTCGCTGGTACGCCTATTGATATGGCGGATGGTAGCTCTAAAAACATTGAAGACATTATCGTTGACGATGAAGTTAATACTCAGGATGGCTCACTAGATACAGTTACTTTTGTTCATGATATTCCTGAAGCTTTAAGAACGCTTGTTACGATTAATGACAGGATTACCTGTACCGATTCTCATCCTTTCTTAACAGAAGATGGTTGGAAGTCTTGTAACCCAGAAGCTTCTAAACCGACTTACGAAGAATACGATATTGAGATCGGTCAACTAACAGTTGGTGATAATCTCGTTACCGTTAACGGTCTAGAAGAAGTTACTGAGCTAATCAGCAGAGAAGAGCTTGCAAAGGTTTATAACTTTACGACTGATAAAACACACACTTATTTAGTCGATGGCGTTGTTGCGCATAATAAACAACCAGCGCGACGGATACCTGATGGGTTTGTTCGGGACAACTGGCGTGGAACTAGAGATCAGTGGGATGAGCAACCTTACTACAACCCAGAAACAGGCGAATCGTTCTGGGCTCCCAGTGGAGGTTATAATACTCCTCTAGGCTGGGTACAAGGGACTAAAGAAGATTACGAAATTTCAGAGTTGAATGCGAAGAGGGGTATGCCTCCAGGATTTACGGCTTCACCCGGCCCAGCAACGATGGCGTTAGTGCCTTTTTACAATCCAACAACAGGCGAATCTTGGACAGCTCCCAGCGGAGGTTATAGCTCTGCCCCCGGTTGGGTACAAGGGACTAAAGAAGATTACGAAGCATCTTCAGGTGGGGGAACTGATCTTGATCCTGACGCTATGGCTTTCCCTAATGCACCGATGGGATCTCCTCGCGCTTCGTTAACTAATGCTGGCTTGGCATACTTGAAACGCACTGGACAACCGATACCAGGCGAAGCACCTGCATCTGGAGGAGCTGATCTTGATCCTAACGCTATGGCTTTCCCCGATGCACAGCCGGGAGAACCGGGCTACGGGCTAACTAATTATGGTTTAGGATACATGCGGCGAAAGGGTCAGCAGATACCAGGCGAAGCGCCACCGCCTCAAGCTGATACACCACCACCGACTCCACCCCAAGCTCGTAACTACGGTGTTGATAGAGCAGGCAAGCCTTTAACAGAAGCTGCCTATAACTGGATTATTAGCCGAGGCGGGAAAGACTTAAACAATGATGGAAGAATTAATTCGCAAGAACTAGAAGCGTATCACACCGCTCAAGCTGCTCCTCCACCACCGCCTGTATCTCAAAATCTTTTGGGTGGCCAGATGTACGCCAACCAACCATCAGCAACTGCCAACATGACAACAATGCAAAATCCATATGTCTTTGGTGGATATGGTGCTCCGCCATCAATGCCGTATGCGGGAATGGCTACTCCCCAGATTCCTTCAATCATGGGGATGTCTCCTCAGGCATACTATGGCGGTTCTGCTCAAGTAGGTATGGCTGATCCAACACAAAGAGTGTCGTAGGCTGGTTAAATGGATTCAGTAAATTTAGCAAACTTTATACATGAAAAGATAAAGCAACTTGAAGGCGACAGAGTCGAGTATGTTTCAAGTGGCAATATCAAGGACATGGAGGATTACCGATTCGTAATGGGTGAATTATCTGCGCTTCGCACCCTGCGAGATGAACTTAGGAAAGCGTTGCAAAGTGAAGGAGATTTCGATGAGTGATCTGGCAACAGACATAATCGCAGAACCGTCTTTAAAAGACGCATATGTACCAGAAGAAAGCAAAATTTTAGATCCAACTGTTCTAGATAAATCACTAGTGGAACGGATGCCAACCCCGGTTGGGTGGCGTTTGCTGGTGTTACCTTACAAAGGGAAAGGAAAAACGGATGCCGGTATTCTGTTAACTAAACAGACTACTGACAGAGAAAGTTTAGCGACTGTAGTGGCTTATGTGCTAAAGGTCGGTCCTATTGCGTATCAAGATGAAGGCAAGTTTGCTGGAGAAGCTTGGTGCAAAAAAGGCGATTGGGTGCTAATAGGCAGATATGCAGGCGCTCGTTTTTCTTTAGAGGATGATGCTGAAGTACGAATCATTAATGATGATGAAGTTATCGGCACCATATTAGATCCCAACGATATTAAGGCTTTGTGAGGTAGGTCATGACAGAAGAAACTTTAAGTGAAGCATTATCTGATTTAAATGATGACAATATCAAAAGCGCAGCGGTGCCAGAAAACAAAAGAACCTCTGCTGCTGATGATCCACAGGAAGAGTCAACTTTTATAGACTTAACTGACGAAGATGTTGGTGAAGTTTCTCCCATTACCAACGATAAAGTTCATGAAGACTTTGAAGAAGGTGCTCTGGGTGAAGATGATCAAGAGCTAAACGAAGTAGAAAAAGAAACAAAGAAAGCTCAAGGCCGAATTAATCAAGCTGTTAAACAAGCTAAAGATTGGCAGCGAAGAGAGATTCAAGCTTTGCAATACGCCAAACAGTTGCAAGAAGACAACAAAAAGTTATCTTCTCAAATACAACTAACTAATCAGAAAACAGCAGATGAAACCTTAAAAATTTCAAAACACTATAAGGATGAGTTTGAAGGCAGAGTAGAAGCAGAGGCACAATCTGCAAAAGCTTCTCTGACCAAAGCTTATGAGTCTGGTGATACTGAATCAATGGCAGATGCTCAACAGCGATTAGCTAGAGCGGAAGCTGAAAGAAGCTCTCTTGAGCAATATAAGAAAGAGTTAGCCAAGTACGAAGAGGATATGCAAGCTTGGAATAAAAACAAGACAGCACAACAACAAGCAGCGCAATATCAGCCACAGCCACAGCCACAGCAAGAACCCGCTCAACCTCAGTATTCTGAGCCCTCTAAAAAGGCTGAAGAGTGGGCAGAAAAGAATGAATGGTTTGGTGATAATACGATAATGACAAACACAGCCATGGAAATACATCGCGAATTAGCTGAGTCTGGAATTGACTTGGAGTCTAATGAATACTATTCTAATTTAGATAGTAGATTACGCGAGGAACATCCAAACAGGTTCGAAGCGGAAAGCAACGTAGGAAACAACGGAAAACCCGTCCAAACCGTAGTTTCCGGTACGCGCACAACAGGAAATGGACGCAGTCAAAATGATCGTAGGATTGAGCTTACTCCTAGTGAACAATCATTATCTAAGAGACTAGGTGTATCATTCAAAGAATACGCAAAACAGAAAATGAGGTTACAGGCATCATGACAAGCAATAAAACTACTGGATCGAAGAGAGCCCCAAGGAGTCAAACTTCTAGGGGTAGCAAAGCGACCAGGCAACCATGGAAGCCGCCTCAAGCACTAGAAACACCAGAAGCGCCGGAAGGTATGCGTTATCGGTGGATAAGAACTCATATTAGAAATGAGGATGACAAGACCAATGTTCATAAAAGGTTTCAGGAAGGTTATGAGCCTGTGCATCCATCTGAGGTTGAAGGCTATGATTTGCCTACAATTGAGGAAGGGAAACACGCTGGGACTGTGGGCGTTGGTGGTCTAATTCTTGCCAAGATACCGATTGAGACAGCGGACGAAAGGAATGCTTATTACGATCAGCAAGCTGAAAATCAGATGAATGCTGTAGATAATAATCTTATGCGTGAAAGCGATCCTAGAATGCCGATACATCAAGAACGCAAAAGCAAGGTGACGTTTGGTGCTTCTGGTAAAAACGATTAACTTTTGATTGTGTTTATTAAGGAGAACTAAGAAATGGCAAATAAAGATGCCCCTTTCGGACTCCGTTATGTGCGTAACCTGCAGGGAAATTATAACTCTTCAGGTCAATCTCGTTACAGGATAACAACTGCAGATGCGACAAACGCTACTAACATCTACCAAGGCGACATTGTTGCCCAAGGTACTGCTGGTATTGTTACTCGTATTGCGAGAGCCGATGGAGGTGGTGCTACCAGCACTATCATTCTAGGCGTATTTAACGGATGTTTTTACACAGATCCAACTACTAGCAAGCCAACATGGAGCAATTATTGGCCCGGAAACGCGGCCACTGATGCAATAGCTTTCATTTTCGACAGTCCTATGGATGTGTTTGAAATTCAAGCTGATGCTGCTTTCCCTGTTGCTGACTTGTTTGGTAACTTTGATGTTGTTGATAACAGCGGCACAGGAAGCTCTGATAGCGGTATTTCATACCTCGAGCTTGATGTGTCTACTGGAGCAACAACTGCTGCGTTACCTGTAAAAGCCCTGGATATCTCTCAAGATCCTGAGAATTCAGATGTAAGTACAGCCAACACTAACGTGCTTGTCACCATACAGAATCATCTGTTTGGTCAGAAGCAAGTTGGTTTAGCGTAAAGGGAGGTTGAATAAATGGCAATTTCACGCGCACAACTAGCTAAAGAACTTGAGCCTGGCCTTAACGCCTTGTTTGGCATGGAGTATGATCGTTACGAAAACGAACATGCAGAAATCTTTGACACCGAATCTTCAGATCGTGCATTTGAAGAAGAGGTTTTGATTGTTGGTTTTGGTAATGCTTCTGTTAAAGAAGAAGGCCAAGGCGTTCAATTTGATAGCGCAAGCGAAGGTTTCACAGCTCGTTACACTCACGAAACAGTAGCTCTTGCATTCGCGCTTACTGAGGAAGCCGTAGAGGATAACCTTTACGACCGCCTTGGCGCTCGTTATACAAAGGCTCTTGCACGAAGCATGGCTCACACTAAGCAAGTGAAAGCTGCTAACGTATTGAACAATGCGTTTAGCGCAAGCTTCACAGGTGGTGACGGTGTATCTTTGATTAACACTGCACACCCCCTAGCTAATGGTGGAACCATTGCTAACCGAGCTACGACAATGGCAGATCTTAACGAAACGTCATTGGAAAATGCTTTGATCAACATCTCAACTTTTGTTGATGACCGAAACATGATCTTGGCCCTTCGGGGAACCAAGTTGATTGTTCCGCCTCAACTTCAGTTTGTTGCTGATAGGCTGCTTGATACCCCAGGAAGAGTGGGAACAGCGGATAACGACATCAACGCAATTAAGAATATGGGACTGTTGCCGCAAGGCTACGCAGTTAACCATTTCTTGGTGGATACTGATGCATTCTTTATCACGACTGACTGCCCTGATGGGTTTAAGCACTTTGAAAGAACTCCGATCACTACTTCTATGGAAGGTGATTTCGATACAGGTAATGTTCGCTACAAAGCGAGAGAGCGTTACTCATTCGGATTCAGCAACCCAAGATGTGTCTTCGGATCTCAAGGCGCTTAAAAGGTTTCACATGAAACCTTGCTGGAAGGGGGCATATGTTGCCCCCTTCTTTTTTATGTAGTATAAAGACCTTATCCCTGACAGGTGCATCCCGTGCCTGACACTAGCCACGACAGGAGATACTCATGGCGAATACAACTTATAACGGTCCCGTCCGTTCCGAAAACGGTTTTAAAACCATTACAAAAAATGCCACTACAGGGGCAATCACTGTAGAAGCTACTTACGACACCCGTCCTAACTTCCGAATCACCGTAGACAACACAACCTTTAACACGGGTGGCGCTGTTACCGATACATTAACCATCGACCAATCCGGTACGCTGTTTAATGTTGACGGCACCGGGGACATTGTTGTCAATATGCCAGCACTGGCTACTGCCAATGTAGGAACTACTTACGAGTTCTTGGTAACGACAGCAGTGGGTAGCGGCAAGACGGTTATCTTTGTCCTGCCGGGATCTGCGGTTTCTAATTTCTACGGCGCAATTTCGCTGATGGGTGGCACTGCTGCTAACCAAGCAACTGATGTCGCTGGGGATACCCTGACTCTGGTTAACTCTACAATTATTAATTCCAGGGTTACTTTGACTTGTGTTGCAGATGATGCAACCAACTCAACCTGGAAGGCGGAAGTACTTTCTTCCCCGATATCAACAATTGCTTAATAGGGGGCAGACATGGCGCTTAAAGGTTCAGGTAGTGATGTAACATCCAGCTTTATAACTGCTGCTGCCGCAGATCCTAATGGTATTAGTACTGTTGCCACTATTGGTAGTGCTGCTAATCTAACCATTAACGGTGCATTGGCTGATGGGGGGTCCGTCACGATGGATTCTCCCAGAAATGTAACTATATTATCCGCAGCCGATGACTCAGGTATTACGTTTACTGTTACTGGAACAGATGAGTCTAATGTTGCTCAGACTGAAGTTATCACAGGCGTTGATGATGCTACTGCCACTGGCAGCAGTTTTTTCAAGACTGTCACTCAGATAGCAACTTCAGCAGCTTCTACAGGTAATGTTAGTGCAGGGTCTGGTACTAGTTGCTCTGGAGTTATTTCCGCTGCTCGTTGCCGCTTACGTGGGATTTATGTGGTCAATGGTACTGGTGCGGCGACTATAGTGTTTAGGGAAGGTTCTGGTACAGGCACGGTACGGATGCAATTCGCTACCGTAGCAGGAGTTACTACTAACTCTTATCCTGATGTTCCTAGTGACGGTCTTCTTTTCAAAGCTGGAGGATTTGTGACGTTTACTGCTGTTACTGATCTAACGGCAATGACTACGTTCTTCTCATAAGGAACTAGGAAATGGCTACATCAGGTAGTAGAGATTTTGAGCCAGATGTTGCGGAATATATTGAGGAAGCATTTGAACGATGCGGCTTAGAATTTCGCACAGGTTATGACGGGGTTACCGCTAGGCGATCCCTTAATCTTTTGTTTGCTGATTGGGCAAACAGAGGACTTAACCAGTGGACGGTTACAAATACATCAACTCCATTAACTGAGGATGATGAATATATTGATTTGACTGTTTCGACGATTGATGTTCTTGATGTTGTTATTAGAAGAACTGACGGCAGCACAACTACAGACATATCAATGGATCAAGTAGGCAGATCTGAATACTGGAATATTCCAAACAAATCTACCAAAGCCCGTCCTACACAATGGTTTTTAGATAAGCAAGTTACCCCCAGATTATATATTTGGCCTGCTGCAGAAAACAGTACGGACCAGTTAATCATTAATAGACTCGTAAGAATTGAAGACGCAGACGCAAGTGTCAATACAGTAGATATGCCCTTTAGATTTTACCCATGTCTTGCTGCAGGATTGGCCTATTACATTGGACTGAAAAGATCTCCTGACAGGATTCAAGTGCTCAAAGGTATTTACGAAGAAGAGTTTAAAAGAGCATCAGATCAAGACGAAAGTAGAGCTTCTTTTAGAGTATCCCCTGGCATTGCATCTTCTAGGAGAGCCTGATGGCTTATGCACCTGGTAAATATGCAATTGCCATATGCGACAGATGTGGCTTTGAAGAAAAATATTCTCAATTAATAAAAGAATGGACCGGCTTTATGGTCTGTACTGAATGCTATGAGCCAAAAAGTCCACAGTTAATCCCCCCTAGACATATTGCAGATCCTGAAGCTTTAAAAAATCCTCGCCCTCAGACAGGCTTAGAAGAGCAAAGAGACATTCAGTGGGGCTTTAACCCGGTTGGGTTTATGGGTGACGAAGCTTTAACACCAAACCCTCTGCGTGGTAATGGAGAGGTTGGTCAGGTTGAGGTAACAGTGACATGAGTTTTACATATGCAACTTTAAAAACAGCGGTAGAAAATTACTGTGAAACAGCAGAAACCACTTTTGTTGCTACGCTTCCAACTTTCATACAAGAAGCAGAAGAAAGAATACTTAAGAATGTAGAACTTCCAGTATTTAGAAGCAATGTTATCGGGACAGCAACAGCAGATAGTCCTTATCTGTCTACTCCCACTGATTTTTTATCACCCTATAGCCTAGCTGTAATTGCGAGTAATGTTTATACATATCTTCGGTTTAAGCACGTTTCTTTCATTAGAGATTACACTCCTAATGCGTCAACAACGGGCCTTCCTAAGTATTATGCCTTATTTGACGATACTACATTTTTATTGGCTCCTACTCCCGATAATCCAAGTGCAGGTGTAAACTATACTTTTGAGCTTCATTATAAGTATAGACCTGATTCTTTAACTGCAGGAGATGAAGGAGGGACCACATGGCTTGCAAATAATGCACCGGATGCTTTACTTTATGGAACACTGGTAGAAGCTGCTACATTTTTAAAAGTTCCAGAAGAAGCAGGGCAGTATGAACAAAGATTCCAAATGGCCCTAGAAGGACTAAGAAAGTTAGGAGAAAATTATGGGTCTAAAGATGAATATAGATATGATATTTCGAGGGGTTAATCTTGTTTAGTGTAGAAGTCTCAGCAACACCAGGCTCAGTAAATGTTCAAACCACAAGTGATCGTGGGATGAATTCAGAAGAGATTGCTTTAAATGCTGTAGAGAAGATAATCAGTATTAGCGATACGGCAGATCCTGTCATTAAAGCTCAAGCAGAAGCTTTCAAGGAAAAAATGTATTGGGTTATTGTTGCCGCTTGCGATCAATCAATAAAGAGCGACAGAACAACTTTGTATAATATTTTTAAATCAAACGGCCATGATAATGTGGCTGAAATATTGAGGACCGTATAATGTCTATTACACAAGCAATGTGTACTTCTTTTAAGCAAGAAATTTTGCAAGGAATTCATAATTTTACAAGTGGTTCTGGCGGCGGAACAACGACTACAACGGGGTCTGGCAATGCTTTTAAGATTGCATTGTATACTTCTAGCGCAACAATGAGTGCTTCGACTACCGCTTATAGTACAACTAATGAAATTTCTGGTACTGGCTATACAGCCGGTGGTAAAGCTTTAAGTAATGTAACACCTACTACATCCAGCACTACAGCACTTACAGACTTTGGAAACGCAACGTGGACTAGCTCTACAATAACTGCAAGAGGAGCCTTAATTTATAACTCCTCTGCTGCTGCCGGATCGACAAATAGAGGCGTAATTGTTTTAGATTTTGGGGCTGATAAGGCATCTACAAGTGGAGATTTTGTTATCTCATTTCCTACTGCTAGTTCGAGTGCTGCAATAATTAGAATTGCGTAGGATTAGCATGTGGCTGACATCATTGTTGCATTTGAGGGATGGAATAGCTCAACCCACGGTTGGGGGGAGAGCACTTGGGGCGGAGATGTTAATGTTCCAGGAGCAACTGCTGCGGTTGGCTCGGTTACGATTTCGGCAGATGCGAATGTCTCGCCTACCGGCGTTTCTGCGACAGGGGCAGTTGGCTCGGTTACAGTTACTGGCACAGCAAATGTTTCGGTCACTGGCGTATCAGCTAGTGGGGCAGTTGGATCGGTTACTGTTACTGGCACAGCAGTTGTTTCGGTCACTGGCGTATCAGCTAGTGGGGCAGTTGGATCGGTTACAATTTCGGCAGATGCGAATGTCTCACCTACCGGCGTTTCTGCGACAGGCGCAGTTGGCTCGGTTACAATTGCAGCATCCGCAATTGTTTCGCCTACTGGGATCAGTGCAACATCGGGTGTTGGCTCAGTTACAATTACAGCATCCGCGAATGTCTCGCCTACCGGCGTTTCTGCGACAGGCGCAGTCGGGACTGTTAGCTTTATTGGTAATGTCGTTGTTGAACCTTCTGGAGTTAGTGCTGAAGGTAAAACAAACAATGTTTTGGTCTGGGATAAAGTCATCCCTGGACAGAATGCAAAATGGCAAAACATTGATGAATCTCAAACACCTGGCTGGTCAAGTATTGATGACAGCCAAACACCAAATTGGAAAGAGGTAGCTTAAATGGCAACTTATGTAAATGACCTGCGATTGAAAGAAATCGCAACAGGCGATGAATCGGGAACGTGGGGAACTTCCACCAATACCAACCTTGAGTTGATCGGGGAAGCTTTAGGCTACGGAACGCAAGATTGCTTTGCATCAGACGCTAATGCGACCACAACGGTAGCTGATGGTGCGGCTGATCCAGCACGGGCGATGTACTTTAAGGTAACCTCTTCAGCCACCCTGAGCACGACAAGAACCCTAACGATTGCCCCTAATACTGTTAGTCGGGTGATGTTCATTGAAAATGCCACCACCGGATCTCAATCTATCGCCATCAGCCAAGGCTCTGGCGCGA